GTGTAATCTAATACTTCATCAAAATCTGCACCGCCTAACATATTTCTAGCCATTGGCATTGCTTCATTTTGGAAACCACCAGTTGAGGCTCTTTGAAATATATTTGATCCTAACCCTAAACCGCCACCAGTTTGAGCAATATTGCCAATATAATTTTGAGCATTATTTACTAAAGAACTTCCTGCTAAAGCTCTATCTCTTGTCATGTTAAGAGCCATTTGACTTTCAGGACTAAATCCAACTGTAGTTGAGTTTGGATAGTATGAAGGCATCTCACTCGTATAGCGATCTTTAGCCTCAGCTAAACCATATTCTAAGAAGGGTTTTGCATACGCAGGCGGTTCAACTGTAGTATTGACTGTGCCTGAACTTCCTCCGCCACCACCTTTTGACATTCTAATATTCCTTTATAAAAACAGTTGCAGTTGGTTTATAATTTTTCAAAACTTTTCCCCAACCTTTCCGACCTATAATTTCAACTGCCTTACAGTTATATAATATAGACCATTTTCTTATGTTTGGCTCTACGTCTAACAGTCTTTTTAAGTTTCCGCCTGCAAGCCAAAATCTCAAAGTTCTACGTTGCGGATAACTTATAATTTCAGTGATGATTGCACTGTCAGAAAATGCCCAAAATTGTGCATCTCCTCTTTTTACAATTTCAATAACTTCATCAAAAGTATGACTGTTATGAGCATATTCTAACGCATCAACTATCCACTTTTTGCATCTTTGAACGTTATCCGAAAACGATATATCCATAGGATCTAGTGGTTGTAGCATTTGCATGATTTAATGTTGCCTGCCCTTTTTGTCTTGCTGTAACATGAATAGTCGTTGTTGAAGCATCACTGGTTGTTGGCATAAATAATATGACACTTGTCGATCCAATTCTTGCATCACTTAACGTTGTAGTCGCAGAACTATTTGTAAGAGTTACATTGCCAGTAGAGTTGATTTTTCCATTCATTATATTGTTTACAACATTAGCAATCTCTCTTGGAGTTCCGCCATTGTAAGGTAAATTTAAATAAGTCATCTCCTGCCTAATGCCTGCAATTCTAGTTCATATCCTGATATTTTTTCAAAAGATCCGCTAAAAGCATTGTCTAAGTCAAATTGGATAGTGTGAAACCTTCCATTAGATCTAGTTGGAATAAATCCTTCATTGTTTAACGATCCTGCTGTTCCATCATTAAATGGACTTTGCAGACTTATTAGACCTTCTGTTCCTGAAATATTTACGTTGTTAGCCATAGTGTTTCTTGACTTCAAAGTAACAGTTACATCGCCCCCATCAAAGTATGGATATATTCGGTTAATATTTGTTAATCTGCCTTTTGAAAACTCTCTTTCGCCTAAAATTAATTGTGCAGGGAGTGAATTTCCTGATCCAAAAAAGGCTATTTTGTTATCTTTAGCACCACCAAAAACAAACTGACCACCCCTAAATGCTCTACTATCTAAAGAAATATCTAAGGCATCTATTGATGAATTAATGCTATCTAATCCTTCTAATGTATATGATGCAGTCTGAAAACTGCCCAACATATCATGCGTAACTTCTGCAAAAGACCATCTTTTAACAGCATAGTTATAAAATAATATTCTGTCAGGATTACCATCTCCAGTTGGATAACCCCATGCAACTATACTTCTTGTTGGATCTATACTAGCTGTTACACGATCCGCATTAGATATTTTTAAATCATCATAGAAAAACTTATTAACTTTTTCAGCACCTATCGGAATACTTTGCTGTCCATTCCAAAAGTAAAAACCATCATCAGATAAATAGAATATCTCAGAAGGACTTAGACTTGCATAAGCACCCTCAAAAGCTAATCCTCTTTTTGTTTCTACTGTATCAAATTGAAATATTAATGGACTGCCAACATATGTCATTCTGACAATAGCATTATCCATAAAGATAATACCATATTCTCCACCAACGACACCTTTCACATGACCTTGATCAGGAATTATTTGAAAATCACTTTGATTTGATCCTGCTGTCCAACTTGTTTCGTCATTAATCCCTGACCATGTAATTTGAGATTGACCGCCTGAAAATCCAGTAACAACGAAATCTCGAACTATAGCCACATATCTTGCTTGAGGTGCATTAGATGCTAAATCAGCAAATTGAGTACCGCCTGAAGCTATAAACTGCAATCTTTGAGATGTATCGCCTGCAACAATAATTTTATTACCAAATGTGCAAAAGTTCCAATATTGATCAGTTCCTAAAGAATATCCGCCTGACTTTGAAACATCCGCTAACTGACTATTATTAGTATTAAATTTATATAATTTGCCTGCATCTCCTGCAAATAATTCTATTGATCCAGTGCTATCTTTATTAGAATAAATACCTTGTAATCTAGCATCCCCTGCAAGTGAAAAATCTCCTAAATTTTTGACCGCAGAATATCCAACCGCAGAAGGAATAACATTTTTTGCCACCTGAAGAGGACTTGCTATTGCCTGCTGATCAGGCAACCATTCTCCGAAATCTATCATTGCCTAAACCAAACCTCACTTCCAACATTTTGAGTTGTCCATACTTCTGAACCAATATTTTGTATTGCCCAAGTCTCAGATCCTTCTGCAATATTAGACCAATCTTCTCCAATTATCTTTGCTACTACATTTGCAGTTGCTAAAACTGAAGAACTTACAGAAAGATTTACTTCATAATTAGGTGTAGATGTAACACTTGCTGAAGTTGCTCCTGATAAAACTCCAAATTGTATTCTATTTGCGGTTGCAGATATTGATGCAGTCGTTGTAGCATTTGCAGTGGTTGATTGTACCCTATTTGCGGTTGCAGAAACAGTGGCACTTACACTTCCATTTGCAACAACTGTAACTTCATAATTTGCTGTAGCCGATACAGTTCCAACTGAAGCAGAACTTGCTGTAATCAGAATTACAGTATTTGCTGTAGCTGATACAGTTGATGTAGTAGAAGCACTAGCACTTGTAACTTGTATTCTTATTGCACTAGCACTGACACTAGCTGAAGTTGATGCACTAGCACTGGCTTCATGTAATGTTAAATTATCTAGTTGCTCAAGAGTTCCTAAACTATCAAGAGCATCAATATTGCCCCAAATATCTAGCTGTTCTAAGGTAGCCATAACTTAACCCTAATCTGCGGATATTGTTAAAGAACCACTTGCTACTTTTAATATATCTCCACTTGCTATTGCTTTTGATGCAGTAAATGCACCATGAAATAAAAGGTTTCCTGAACTACTGGCATCAAAAATCGCCCAGTGGCTCACTGTACCCCATGAGCCAGTTGCAGGATTAAATTCTACATTTGCATTACTTGCTATTGATCCACTGGATGCGGAAGCAAACGTTATTGCTTTTCTAGTATAATTACTTCCTGATAATTCTGTTCCACTATTACCATCCGCAAAACTTCCAGTAGATAGTCCTAAATAGACTGCGGAAGGTGCAGAAGTTGATGCTGTTCCAGTAAAGTGATCTAGAAATTTTAATTCTAGATAATCTGACATTGCCGACATTTTTTTCTCCTATGATGACATTTTTGAGTAAATTGATGATATGTGCAAAGCACCAGTTCCATAGTGAGATCGTTGCTCGTCTTTTCTTATCTCTTCTATAGATCTTGTAAACTTGGCATCATATGTAGATGCCCTTTGTTCATCCATTAAATAGGTGTAAGCCTCAACTAAACTACCTGATAAATAAGCATCAGGATGACGAGTTAACATCACATTTGTTGTATTACTATCTGATAAAGCACTAAGGCTTCCTATATAGATTATTTCGGCTGTATAACTATCATCAGGTATTGGTCTAATTTTAAGTTCGCCACCGACAATTGAATAAGCTAGTGGCTTTCCAGTTGATCCAGTATAGGTTGTGTCTAATGCAGTTGGACTTTTATATTCTAAAACTACATTAGGAGATGTATTTAATTTTATCTCCCTGATTTCTCTCATATCAGTTGGTAAAGCTATAAATTCATCGCCACTTGTTAAAGTTGCAGTTGCTCTTTTTTCCTGATCTCTAGTCTCTAATTCTCTAGATAATCTTGCTTCTGCTAACTGAATAAAATTAGGAATTTGATCAGTTAAATCAGTTCTTGCTAAAAAGTTCGCCACCGCAGATTTTAACTCAGCATATGTTGATATACTCACATTGAGCCTCCGCCAGTTCTGAAAAATCTATTGTCAGGATCATTTAACCATTGTCTCCATTTCTTAGAGGCTTCAGGGTTATCTTTTGGATCTCCAAACTTTTGCATAAGTTCTAGATATAAATTATTTGGTATTTCGGCTATATGTTGCCAGTGCCTTTGAGTGTTACCAATCATTGATCCTTTTTCGTA